GAGTCTTTGAGCTGGATGCCCATCTGTTTTAGTGCGGCTTTTGCCTCACCCGTGCCTTTTGCCGCCTCTGCCGCTCGTCTGGTAAAGCGTTGCAATGCCATATCTAAAGTATTTGTTGATACTCCTGACAGTTTAGCCGCAAACCTAAACTCTTGAAGCGCATCTGTAGTAATGCCTAATTTATCAGCAGTTTTACCGATAGCGTCAGCTGATTCTATAGCGTTCTTAACCATTCCGCCTAAACCTGCCGCACCTACTGCACCAACTATCCCAGCTTTGAGAGAGAACATTCCTCTGCGCATAGCAGTTAAAGACCTGTTGACTGTGCCAAACGCTCGTCTGGTGCGGTCTCTTGCAGTTATGTTTATCCTTACATTATTGCTTGCCATCGCTCTCTCGCTTTATTTGAAAATAAGCTTTCCACCCCACAAACTCGACCCAATCCATCTGCTTTATCTCTTTTACAGTCTTATGCAAAATCTCCGCCAATGCGTACTGATCTTGCAGAATTGGATCGCTTGCTAGTTTTTTGCTATATCGTCCTCATCTGGGTCACCTTGATTAATATCAATCAAAATGTCACTCAACACCGTTGGGTCTGTATGCTTCAAGAGATCAATCTTGTCTGCTTTAGTGAAAATTGGTTTTCCATCTTCGTCAATCAGTCTATAAATAATAGTCATTGCCATTGCAATCGCTGATTTTCCGTTGTTGGATAACTCTAATATCTCACCTGTGCGCTCAAGGTTCATAGATGGGCGAACATAAACCACTAAAGGCTTTCCGTTCTCTCCCCACTCTGCAATATTTAGCTTGCGTGGAGTTGCGCTCATCTTCTCTTTATATTGCTGTTTTGCTCTATCCAAAACATTCATATTAAGCTACCGTACTGCGATCTAAGAAACCTTTGTATGAAAATGAAGCAGTTACAATATCTGTAGTGCTTCCTGACATACTCAAACTCTCGATCTTCACAGTCCCAGAATAGTAAGTGTCGCCACTATCTGCCCCTTCTGGATAGATGTTTAGTGTGATGGCTGTATCGTTTGCCATCGCATCTTCTAATGCAAGCTGTCCATTAGTGTCCGTCTCATCCCAATAGCAATCAAGAGAGCCAGAGCCATCTTGCAAGCCTGTTTTATAACTTTTTTCCGTATCCCCAAGAGCTGTAACTTCTGTCGTGTCAGCAGATTGGTCATAGCTCCACGATGTTACGCTCACTAATGAGTTACTGCCAATTTTAACTAATCCTTCCGATCCGTGATGTACTGCCATTTTATATCTCCGTTATGTACTTCCTGTTGTGTAAAAATATTCTGCGGTTAAAGTTATTTCAACCCCACCGATAGGATGAATAACACCCTTATCAGTATCGACGGCTGAAACATAAGAATTTAAGGCATTGCCGCCCCTAGTTCTATCTAGCTCTAACTCTTCCTCTATATCTTCTATGAGCTGATTACGATTTGTGTCAATAGTTGAGCCTGTCACGAAGCCTGTTATTAAGTAAGTTATTGCTCCTGAACGCTGATTGATTGCCGCATCTTCTCGCTCTTCACTTGCTGTCTCTATCCATACCGCTGGATATTGCGCCTGTGATAGCTCTTCAATGTCGAACGGCTCTCTAGTTACTAGCTCTATACTGCTCACGCCATCTAGAACTGATACTATATTAGCCGCTATGCTTTCTCTAACGCTCATTTAATAAATACCTACCAAATAATCTTACTGCTCTTGCTTCTTCCTTGCGGTTTACCTTAAAGAATGGGCGGCTGGCGTGGTTCTGTTGTGCTTTTTCTTCTTCACTCGCTCTAAAGAATAAAATAGCTTTACCCCTGCCATTATGTTTCCACCTCATCCCTGCTAACATTCTGCCTGAATATGTAAGATCAACTTTTGCACCTCTACCTGTATCTCTTCTGAATTTCGCATACTCTGCCGAATATGATTTGAACTTTCCAAATACTCCGCTTCCTGATATTGTTCTCTGCTTAATTGTATCTTTTACAAATTCAGCAGTTCTACCTATCGCTCGCCTTGTATCTCTACTTCCAACCGTTCGTGATTGTAACCATCGTCTAACTTGCACAACATTAGAGGTTACATTCAATCTCATCGTATCAATCTATTCTGCTTGTGTATGGTTTCAGAGCTACTAATAGAGCTATCGCCATCAATATCGTATTGCACCCCATCCTCTATTACATTCACTATCTCTTTTTCATATTCCGTTTGATAGTATTTCATCTGCTTCTCGAACTTATCTTCACCCCACTTTGTAAGCTGTGGAAATACATAAAATCCTAATGTGCAATAAACGCTTGCACGAAGTAGTTGTGCTGACTGCAATTTAGATGAAGTAAAATCACCAGATAAGCCTGTAGTCCTATACCAATCAACTTTAAGTTTCCGATTAATATCGCTTTCAGCTTTGTCGTGTTCTGCTGTAAACGATGTAATGCCGAAACTTAAAATGTCAGGGATATACGCCTCCAAGTCTGTATCTGATGAATACGCCATTACTTATAGACCAGCATCAAAGTACATCTCTACGCCTGCGCCATCTTGAAGTTCTCCAACACCATAAGCGGCAGTTGCGTTTAGCTCCCAGCCTCGCAATGAAGCATCACGCTGTGGCTCAACTTTCACATCCCACTTAACTGCTAGACCTAGAGCTTCTGGTACAAAGATAGCACCCTTAGCATCACCAGAACCATCAATTGTAATATTAGCTGATTCAAATACATTAACGCCAGCAATCTGTCCGATATAGCCAGAAGTCATAGCTTCGTTTTGCAATGCGCCTGCATTAGGGTTAACGAATGTATTGGTCAAGTTAGCTTTAAGTGCATACGCTTGGTAAGGGTGAATAACTGCAACAGGAGTTCCGCCAAACTTGTTAGCTCTCAATGTAGCCGCTGCCTGTGCAATATGTGCCGCTGTAAGCTCTGTGGTAGTTGCTCCTAATGAAGTTGAGAAACCATCGAACAATCCGATAATGTCCTCATCCATCTTGCGAGCCACTGCATCACCAAGAATGCGACCAAGATCGCCAGCAACATCACGACTAGAAGAACCAGCCATAAGATCAGTAAGTGCCGCCTGAACGCCAACTTCTGATACTGTGATAGTTTTAACGCTAGAAGTAACCTCTGTTGCTGACATATCAGTTCCCTCTGTTAATCCAGAGGCTGATGGGTTGCTGTAAACAGGAACTTGTAGCGTTGTAGATGGGTCGTTGCTCATATCATAAACTGTTACGAGGTTACGAACTAATGAACGCTCTTGTGCTGTAAAGATTGCCTCTTTTACAATATTTGCAAATAGGTCATTAAGTGAAGTTGTAGTTGTTTCGTTTGCCATTATATATATCTCCTAAAATTAAAATTACCCAATATGGGCATTATTAACCGAACCTCTGCCAACAGATTGACGATAAGAACGGTATTCTTCGTTTGTCATATCAGCCACACTTTTAGAACCGTGTGTAAGGTTGCCTGCCCCACCCTCTGCACCGCTACCTGATTGGGTAGCCTTTACAAAATGAGGGTTCGCAGTTAGGAACTCTTGTACCATCTCTGATACTTTATATTTGTCACCACCACTACTGTAACGAACATTACTTTCACTGTCAAGCACTTCAGCTAAATTATTTTCATCCAATCTAACTTTAGTTTTTAGTAATGATACAACTTGATCTGGTGCTATAGCGTTGCTTCTTGCCGCCTCACTCAAAATAGAGCCGTCAATCTGTGTAGTTGATATTTGAGTTTTTAACCTCGCTATCTCTGTGTCTTTCTGTTCAGCTTGATCTTTTATTATCTTGTCAAATTCTCCACGCTTCTTTTGCGCCTCAATCTCTGCTTGTTCTTTATCGTTCTGCCATTCATTATATGCTTCCATATCTACACCAGAATATTTCTTGTCGTACTTTTTCCTCTCTCTCGTTAGCCGCTCTGATACTGCTTTGTCAATCTGCGCCTGCGTGTATGTCTTCTCTTCCTGTTTTTCAGTCTCTGTTGACTCCTGATTTTCGTCAGTCATTATCTATCTCCGAATCATTAAACCACTCTGGATCAACTGGTTGCCAATGATGCCTACAGTTATATCCGCCTCTTACAATAAATGGATCGCCTGTTGCTTTACCACCCCAGCTATTATTGCTCCATTCATTAATAATCTCTTCCTCGCTCATAATTCTATTCAAATGACTAACGCACCACTCTCTGCTATCTCTAACGCTAGTGCCTGTGTATCTGTAGTGATTTAATCCCACTTCATCTGCTTTAAGCTTATTATATGCTGAATCAAACTGCATCAAGCCATCGTGAGCCATCTGCCCTGCGTATCGCCTCATATTGCGACCGATTACATCCTTAGCGTGAACCTTGTGTAACTCCTCTATTGCTCTCGCAACTCTCTCTTCTTGCTCTGGATTGTCTCTGTTCTCTG